ATGTAGGCCGCCATGCACTTCTCGACGCTCAACGGGTTCATGGCGTGCCGACCTCGATGACCCACTCCTGGGCAAGCGGTGAGAATGACTGCCGCACCGAGAGCACGCGGTAGTTCTTGGCGTTGATGACGACCAGCGTCTTGACGGCCGGCGCTGTCGCTAAATCGCTCTTGAGCACGCGGACGACGTAGTCCACCGGCTGCTGGAAGCCTCCGGCCTCAAGGTTGAGATCCGGATCTCCGGTGGAGACGGCCGCCGTGTAGGACGTGCCGCCGATGGTGACCGTCGAGCCGAAAAGCTCTTTGATTTTCTCACCCATTGCTGTTGCAAAGGCTGTGATTCCGGCGCGGTCCATTGCTCTTGTGCCTCTGTCAAAGGTTGCCTACCACCCGGCCGCCACGGCATCCGGCGCCACGCGCTCAAACACTTCACGCCCGCGGCGCTCGGCCTCTGGGTTTTGCTGGCGCATGTAGGCCGCGTCCGACTTGGCCGCGGTGAACGCCGGGTGGTCGTGATAAAACTGAATGTGCCTGGCATCGACGACCACGTTCTCCTTGAAGGCACGCCATGACCATTCGGTGTCCGACCAGTAGCCGTCGAACTCTGGGTTGAAGAGCCATTGGCGGCCTGCCCAATACGACCAGTTGAAGCATGGCAGCACCATGATGGCGTCCTCGCGGAAGCCGTCAAAGAGGTGCGCCACGGTGGGTTGTCCCTTGCGCGAGTCCATCACCTGCATGATCTGAGCGTCCCAGCCGTGCGGTGGGTAGCAGTCGTCCTGCGCCATAAGCACTACCTTGGCCGACTCGGCCGCCGCCTTGGCCGCGGCGTTGTAGTTGGCCACGGCCGACGAGTGGCCATCTGGCACAGCCTCGCTCACGGCGTGCGGGTAGTGCTTCACGCCTTCCACCACCTCCGGATCTCCGGCGTTCACGCCAAAGATGTAGTCCACCAGCTCGGGATGCGTGGCCCGCTCGAAATACATTTCCCGCATCTTGATCGCCTGCTCCGGACGGCAGGTGGGATGGCCGACGGCGATCCGCGGCCGGTTGCGGTTGCGGTGCGCTTTGCGTATGGCCGCCGCGTCCTTTGTCTTTCCGGCTTTAGCCAGTGCGGCGCATTTGATGTCGTGTGCTCGCCACCCGTAAATGCTGGCGTCGTGTATCCAGCTTGCCTCGTCGGTGTCGTTGTGGCTCTCCATTGACAGCACCCATGCAACAGCTTTGTCGGCATCTCCACGGGCTAGGTGCAGCTTGGCCAGTTCAGCGTAGCCTTCACGCCTTGCCGGCATCAGGCGCACCGCCTCGATGAGCGGGCGTTCTGCCTCGTCTACGTCCTTGAGCCAGCGACCGATGGAAAGGTAGGCTAGGAACTTCTCCTCCTTGGCCAAGTCGTCTTTTCCGGTGGCCACGATGGCAGCTTGCAACAACCCCGGAACGTCGCCTGCCGTCTCGCATTCGCGGAACAGAAAGAACCACTCGCGGCCGGTGCGCGCCTCGGGCGGGATGCTTTCAAGGATGCGCTTGTTCCGCTCGACCGATCCCCGCTTGTTTACTCCCGGCATGTGGAAAATCTGCATCTCGGCGCACCACGAGGCGTGCGTGTCGCGCTTTACCTCGATGTCCTCGTGCACGCAGTTTACCCATTTGTCGTAGACGCAAGCATGGACGAGGCGGCAGCGCCTGGCATAGCTTCCTCCGGCCGAGACAACGTATGGCCCATACATGGCCTCTTTGGCGTCCAGCTCGCCGCTGCGGACCTTGGCCAGCACCTCGGCGGCCGAAGGTGCGAGCAGGTCGTCACAGTCGGCCCACATGAGCCAGTCGGTCCCTTCCGGCGCCATGCTGAATGTCTGGTTGCGGGCAGCCGCGAAGTTGTCCACATGCGGCCAATCGTTGCCGTCGGCGTTTTTGTATTCACCGACAAGGCACCCGCGGGCCTCGGCAATCTCTAGCGTCTTGTCTGGCGTCTGGTTTCCTATGGCGCGGACGACGGATACCGTGTCTACATGCTGCTGAAACGAGTCAAGGAACCGGACGATGTTGTCCTCTTCATTCCCACTGATAATTCCCAAATGGACTTTTGGCATAAAAAGAAAGGGCCGCGCCGAGTGGAAGCGCGACCCCTTGGCTGTTAAGCCTAATTGGAACTCCCGGCGGGCCACTCAACCGCCGGGAGGTGAACACACGAACTAGATGATGAGCGCCATCGTGTCGGTTGTGACGGCTGCGGCGGCTCCAAACATGACCTCGATGGAGGCGTTGACCTGGCGGTTTGTGGTGCTGCCCCAGATGTTGTAGGCAACCGTCATGCCGAGGTCGTCCAGAGTCACGCTCTCGCTGACTTGGTATCGCGAGCTGACTGCGGGATCGATGTTCGGCATGGCCGAGGCGACCGCGATGGCCTCCTTCGAGCACGCGAATCCTCGCAGGCTGGCGACCGCTCCGGTGAATGAGTTGGCGTAGAACACGCCGTTCTCGAAACCGTAGGCACCCTGATCCAAAGAGATCGAGGTTGTCAGCGTTGGGATGAGCGCCGAGTAGATGGTGCTGGTCGTGACCAGGCCTTTCTGCTGCGACTTCGACACGCTCGACCACAGGGTGGCCAAGTGGCCAGAGCCAGGGGTGATGGTTGTCGCGGTCACAACGGCTGCTCCGAAGTTGACGGTCGTCACCGGAGTAATTGCCAGCGACCAGATCTTGAGCGCCAAAGCGTCCAAGTTGATCTTGACCAGGTTCTCCAGGCGCTTGCCGCTGGCCAGATCCGCCTGATCGATGGCGAAGAACTGCACAACGTGGTCAAGTGTGACTGTGGCTTTGCCGATGGTCACGCTTGAGCCAGGCTCGAAGTTGGTGGGGTTCACCGAAGTTGCCGCGGTGGCGGACACAACGGGCACTTGGATGGTGGACTTAGGATAGCGGATTTCGTTACTGAAATCCGTAGTGAAAAGCCGAAGCGGGGCGAGGCGGTTTGCCAAAACAGTCTGAGCCTGTTGGCTGATCGTCGCTACCGTTAAGGCGCTGTCGTAGACGTTTGCCATATTATTTGCTGGGTAGTTTTGTTGTTTTGGTTTTGCCGTGGCTTAGTTGCCCCGGAAATTTTCGCGGGCGGCCCAGAGCGTGGCTCGGTGAGCTGCCAAAAGTTTTGCCATCTCGGCGCTGTCTTTGCGGGCGGCTGCCTCGTTGAAGGCGGTGACGGGATCGAAGGGTGCGTCGGTGGCGGCGACAGCCGGCACAACGTCGGCAGGCATCAGGCCGCCGGCCTTCTCAAGCGAAGTCACTTTTTCGTTGGCTTGCGCCAGTTCCGCTTTCAGCGCAGCGACCTCTTTGGTCAGGTCGCCAATCTTGGCGAGAAAGTCTTCAGAACCAGCAGCGGCCTGCGCTTCCTTCACTTCAGATTCAACCGCGGCAGGAACCTCGGTAACCTCCGCCTCGATCTCGACGACGGTCTCTTCGACCACCGGCTCGACGGTTGGCTGGCTGATCTCTTGCTCTGCTACTTCCGAATTCTTCGCGGTCATAGCCCTCTGAAAATTGTCAAACCGTGAGCGCATTTGTTTTGCGCTGGCGGCGGCTGGCACGCCTTCCTCGATGGCGTCAGCAAATCCGAGGGCGACGGCCTCAAGCGCGTCCATCCACGTCTCGGCGTCCATCATGTCGCTGATCTGGCCCTCATCCATTCCGGTCTTCTTCTGGTAGGCACGCACCAGATTTGTCTTCATGGTGTCGAGGATGTCGGCCGTCTGCCGTAGATCGCTCGACTCGCCCATCGCCATCGACCACGGGTTGTGAATCATCAGCAAGGCGTTGTCGGCCATGTAGACCGGGCGGCCGGCCATTGCGATGACGCTGGCCATCGAGGCGGCGAGGCCGTCGATATGGACCGTCAGTCCGCCTTCGTGGCGTGACAGCGCATTGAAGATTGCCGCCCCTTCGATGATCTCTCCGCCAGGGGAATTGATTCGGAGGTGGATGTGTTGTCCGGCGTAAGTCTTGAGGTCGGAAATGAACTGCTTGACCCCGACCCCGCTGAAAGCACCGATCTCGTCGTAGAGATAAAGCTCAGCCTCTCCGCTCTTGTCGGCAGATTTTTTAAACGCATACCATTTTCCGGCCATGCACCCTCGCGGGTGTCAAAGGTCGGCGGCTGTCGTGTCTTCTGTTTCTGTGGAGTCGGGCGGAGTCGAACCGCCGTCCGCTTCGTCGGCGTCGTCGTCCATTGACGTATCGCCGGAAGCGTCGATGCCAGGTTGCGACCCCGAAGGTTGAACTGGTGCCGGTGAGCCTGGAGCCGGAGGGAAGACCTCAAGCACAGAAAGTCCTGCGGCTTCGCATTTCTCCTTCCGGCGAAGCGCGGTAGCGATGGCGCTATCCTCCTCCGTCTCCTCGTCCATGCCGTGCATCTCTGCAAAGCGCCGCGGCGACATCGATCCGGAGCGCACAATGTTGAGTAGGGCCGCCGTATCGCGGCCAAAGTCTACAGTGACTCGGGCTGGCGGGATGAAATCCACACGCCACCAATCCTCAATCATGGGCAGGCGGCCGGCTTGGATCTCATGCCACACCCAGAACTTGTAGAAGCGACGGCAGAAACCGTTGATCAGCCACTCCTGCAATTCGTTGAAAAACACTTGAGCGTCGGCCAAGACGTAGCGGGTGTTGGCTCCGCCAATGCCGGCAATGCTCCACAGCATCTCTGGCGAAAGGCCGATACCCCATGATATGTCGCGGGCGAGGTAGTCAAGGAACGACTGGAAGTTGGCCCCAGGGTGCTCGTTCTTGAACTGCTGAAGTTTGCTGCCAGGCGGAAGCTGAACAACGCCGCTCGAAGCGTAGAGCTTGTCGAGAGTTACCGACCCACCGGCCACACCGTCCACGCGCTTGAGCGCGGCGCCCATGCCAATCTGCCCGGCGTCCGGGCTTTCAATAATGAAGGCTGGCTGGCTGGCCAGTTTGAAAGTCTGCTTGGTAAAGGCGATGATGTCGGCCATGTCGTGCAGGTGCAGCGCCGCCCTCGACAGCCAGCTCGGGCTGCGTGTGTAGCCGACGCGCACGGGCCGACGGAAATGGAGCATGTCGTCGGACGAAACGTCGGTGAAGCTCTTGCCGTCTGGGTTTGTCAGTACTCGAAACTGAGTCGGTTTGCCGTATTGGTCCGTGCGGACGCCGTCGTGCCACTCGTCCTGCGGAAGCGGAGACAGCCCGGCGTTGCCGACTTTCTCTCCTCCCATGAACCGCATCATGGCGCGGCCACTGTTGGAGCGCATGAGCTGGCCAAAGAAATCGCCGTCAATGGCAACGTGTCGGACGATGGCCGATTGCGCCTCGTAAAAATTGAACTGCCCTGCGACATCGAACCCAAACGCCTCGCGGCCGCAGGCGTCCTCAAACAACGCCTCGGTGCGCTTGTTCCACTCGCCGTCTGTGGTTCTGGCTTGCGGGATGATTCCGGTGCCGACGACATAGCGCGCCACACCGTCCACGGCACGGGCCGCCAAGCCCACGTTGTTGTAGAGCCAGCGCGCCTTTTTCATTATCTGAACGCGGGTCATCGCCCCGAACTCGGAGCGCGGCTCGGTGGACGGAAGGTAGAGAAGCGTGCGCCCGGGCTGGTAAAGCTCGGCGGCCTCGTAGGCTAGGTTCTGCGCTACTTCTTTCCGCGGACGACCAGCGCCTGGACGAGCGCCGCCGCGATTTGATTTCCCTTTGATTTCGGCCACGCACGGGCCGAAGTGTCAAAGACTAGAGGCGGGCGTAGACGCCTGACCAGTCGGAGTAGACCATTCCAGCGCCGCTCACTTGCTGGGCTTCGGCCGGAGGCGAAAGCTCGTTGATCAAGTCCTCCACCACGTTGAGGATCTCGGCCTTCGAGTAGGTGCGGGCCTGCCCGCTGGCGCTGCCGCCCTCAAAGCCAGTACTCGTGATGACGACCTCCGAGTCAGCCAGGACATATAGTTCGTCAGCCATAGTCTGAAGCGATGCCAAAGACTTGGTGCGTTTTAGGTATTTCCGGATGCCGGCTAACTCGGAGGTCATTGCTCTTGCGTGTCTGTCAAAGGTTGTCCCTCATCCTGACGGTTGAAATTATCCTTCAGAATTTGCCAGCCGACATAGGCCAACTTCACACAGTCGCCGTAGTGGTCATTCGGTAGCTTCTTCCACTGCTGCGATGTTCCGCCCGCGGTGCGCTTGGTGATGAGTTGTTGGCCACTGAGTCCCGTCATCAAAGCCTCGGGTGCGTCCATCGGCAAACGAAAGAGCGGAGCGCGGCGGCGGTTGATGCGCCAGTCGTAGAATTCCGTCTTGATGTCGTTATCGATGTAGGTATAGAGGCCAAGCCCAGCCGGATATTGCAGCCGCGTATATCGCACCGGATCTTTTCCGAACGCGGCGTCACTGCCCTTGCTCGGCCACAGCACCGGTGCCGTTGAGTAGCAGACGTTGTAGACGCGCTCGGTCAGGTATCCGGAGTCCACCAGCCCACGGTTGACGTTGTATTCGTTGCCGGCCGCGTCCTTGTATGTGAGCCGAGCAGGGTTGTCTGGCTGGACGAAATTCACAAGATCCTCTGGAGAGAGAACCGTCCCTGCGTCGATAGGCGTGATCTCGCCTGTCGTGCTGACGGCCGACACCACCCAGTGCGTCTGGTGCTGCCCTGGATCTGCTCCAAGGAACAGGAAGGCCAAGCTGTCTCCGCTGGCGTTGTCTGGCACTTGTTGCCAGGCGCAGTGCGGATCTCGGCAGTCTCGCACCTTCTCTTCCTTCACGTTCACATCAATGGGAGCGTATGGGATGGAGAGCGTCGAGTTGTTGAAGTCTTGCAGGTCGGCCGGCGTGTCCTTGGCTTGCAGGAACTTGACGGCCAGCTCGCCAAAGCCGCAGGAGCGCCACGGCGCATAAAGACTGTTGAGGTGGTAGCTGCGACGGCCAGACGATGCCGCCGGGTTCGTTGGCCTCCACTCGCCCTCGCGGAGCATCCGCGTCTTGTAGCCGTCGGTGATCTTTCCCTGGCAGCCGATGCATTCGTAGTGAGCCGAGCGCCTGACCGCGTCCTCGTTCCACTTGCCGTCGATCTTGGCGTCCTTGTCCCAGCGCACTTGCGTAAACTCAAGGCGTTGCTTCTCGCCGCAGTGCGGGCACGGCACGAAGTAATACCGCTGGTCTCCGGCCATGAAGGCAGACCAGATTTCACCGTCCGGCACAGTGGGCGTGCTGGCCTTCACGCGCAGGGCGTTGGTGTAGCTCTTGGTTCGGTTCTCAGCCAGGGCGACGGCCGACGACTCGCGCTCGGTGGCCGCGGCGAACTTGTCAGTCTCGTCCATGATGAGCAGTCCCGCCGGGCGGCTGGCTAGGTTGGCCGGTGAGTTGGAGCCAATGAATGTAAGCGTGGCGTCGCGGAATTGTTGCTCAAGAGCCTTGAACCTGTGCGGGTTTTGCGGCTTCAGAGAGCGAAGGACAGAGCAGTCCTCCACCATTGGTTGCCATCGGTTCTCACTGAAGCTGCGGCATAGGTGCTCCGTTGGCATCACCCAGATCGTCGGCGCCGGATCGTTCGACATTCGCCAGGCAGCGCCGACCATCAGGATCGTAGTCTTGCTGG